CTATATATTTCTTTTGCATCAGGAGTAATAAGATTGGCTGCTGCTTTTATTTGTTTATAAGCAGGACCAAGTAAACCTAAAAGTACTTTATCTCCTCTTCTAAGTGCTTTATTATATACAGTTTCAACTTTTTTTAAAGCATCTCTCGATACATTATTATTTGTATTAGCCATTCACAAACCTCTAATTAAAAGCCACGTAAAGCACGACCTGCTCCACGCCCTGAAAAGTTATTTCGTTTCTTAACTTGTCCACCCTTCTTCATTGTCTGATACATTCCTGTTTTAGGATTAAATTTTTGATTACCATAAATAAGATCAAGAGGTTCATTTTCTTCATCAGAAATTATAGCCTTTTCAAGTGACTTATCTTTAGGCTTTCTTTTTCCTCCTCCTTTTCTATTCATAGCATCAATCTCCCTTTGATACTTTGTAGCAGGACTTTCATTAGGGTTAAGAGGATCAAAAATAGGACCAGCCATTATAGTCTCCTTTAATTAGTATTAGCTACTAGATTGTCATCTGCGCCAGCAGGACTTGCAGGACTTTGCATATCATCCCTACGTGTTCTACGTGCCTGATTGCGCTGTAGTTCTAGAAGCTGTGAGTATCGTTGTTCAAATAATTGTGAAGTAGGATAGTCTTTTTGAAAGACCATAGCCTCTATCATAGAAGCATTGAAAAGAAGGTCATAACAAAAGTCAGTATAATAGTTTTCAGGAGTTGCAGATGTTAATGTTACTGGGCGACTAACATGTACAACTTGTCCACCGTAAGTAGAAGCAGGAGTAGGCGCAATCAAAACTGTAGAATTATTACGAGGAGCGTAATATCTTGGTTCATCAGTTGATGCGCTTACAGGCCAGTAGTCATTAATATATTCATCTGTTCTTTGTAACAAATTAATTTTTGTAGAGTTACTTACAATATTAATATTCTTAACTACTCTTGTTCCTGTAGGTAAAGTAAGGATATTATTTCCAGAGGAAACAGCGACAGAAGTATAAGATACTAAACCATAGTCATCTAAGTCTTTTGTTAAACGCTCTTCAGCACGATTAACCATCTTAGGAATATAGTTAATAAACTCTGTTCCTTCATTTTCAGATGCCTGGATAATATCGTTTACCAGATAAGTGTAATCAACCATAGAACACTGCTATTGTTGCTGTCGAAGTTGGGGCAGAAACTAGAACCTTTCCTCTCATTGCAACACCTAAATCAGAAAAGTAAACCTCATTTGCATCACATGCTGTAGTATTTACAAATCTAATATTGTTTCCTGTAACTTTGCCTCGCGCATCAGTAGAAGTTCCAGTAATAAGAAATTGACCAATGCCTGTAGCAAATACGGAACGGATACGAGTATTTGCAAGAGAGACACTAGTCACAGTATCAAGAGCCGCCCCACTCCCAGTTACAAATCCCTGTCGAATAGTAGTTGCCATGTTTTGTTCCTTTATATAAATAGAATTTAATTATTTGTATTATATAACAAGACCAGTAATTACAAAAGCAAAGGGTGAAGAAAAAGAAGTTTGTATCTTTCTCTCCACCCTCACCTAACTTAGTCTATATTAACCTAGTTTACGCTGCTCTTAGGACGAACCAGAAGCACCGTAATAGCTACGCCAATCAGAGAAGCCGAAGCTGTAACGCTCACGCGCTTTAAACCTAAGATTGCCTGTATCGAAATCAGGTTCCATCTTAGTTTGAAGAGGCGCACGAACAAACATTTTAGCTCCATTCGGGCAATCAGTACGCAGATACCAAGCATTACCGTCTTGGAACCTACGGTTTACATAAAAGCCACCAGGAACTAGACCCTGATTACGGATGCTGTTAATATCATTAACATTCGTTGCACCGTTTGCAGCAGTCGTTGGGTTAACACCAATTGTCGTTGACATTGTGCTATTCAAGATTTGGTCTGCCGTAAAGGCAAGGTCCGAAGGCACATGAAGTGACTCAACCTGTAGACCAACAAGAATACCACGATCATCTTCTGCTTTTGAGATGGTAATCAAAGCCGACTCAAGAGATGCTTCCGAAAGATCAGTAGCACCAAGAGTGTTGGATTGAGTACCGCCACCAACTACTGGATGACTAGCACTGAAGAAAGGCTGTCCGTCCCCACCAGGACTTGTCGCCGCAAAGCCGTTGTTGAAAACATCAGCAGCTTTAACTTGCTTAGTGTTAGCCATTGCACGGGCAAGACCACGCGCACGTAATTTAGCAAAAGTGTCATAAAGATTATCTTCCATAGCTTCTTCAGTTACTGCAAAAGCAAGAGCTATAGTCTCGTGACTGTAACGAGAAGCATAGCCTTCTTGTGCATCATCAAACTGAACAGCAGCGCCTTCACTTTTAACAGGTGCCGTGCCAAAGCCGGTGAATAGAACTTCTTCCTCAAACGCACGATCTGATTGTTCAATATCAAAGAGTGAAGCATGTTCATTGTCCACATCATTGTATTCAATACCAAATACAGCGTTTAATCCTGGGAGCAGTTCTTTCGCAATACTAGAGCGATTAATAGCCATTTTTTATTACTCCCTTCCTTAGTTAGCCGATGAGTCAGCGGAGATGTAAGCATCTACGTGACGCACGATACGAACTTCAAGTTTTGGGAAGGCACGATCTGCAGCAACAGTAATATCGTTTCCTGGCTCATCCAATACAGAGATAGCACGAAGCATACCACCCGTAGTGTCAGTGCGAGAAGCAGCGGCAATTCCGAAACCGGAACGACCAGTTACCGTAGAACCTGCACCTATTGTACAACTAAAGTTCTTTGACATAATATCACCAGCGGTGACAGAAGCATCAGCTTGAACTACAAAGGTTGCTTGTGGGTCATCAACAACGAATGCAACCGCATCGTCAGAAGATGTACCACTAGGCCAGTAGTTAGAATACTTAATTTCACCGTTAGCAGTATATTGACAACCCTGAAAAACACCTATAGCTTTTTGGGTTGAAACGCTCAGAACGACCACATTTCCTCCAGAATTACAAACAATATCGCCACTGAAGATGTTGGTTCCGAAACCACTTGCAATGGGATATTCATTCGTAGCAGTGCTGTTCGAGGCACCACCACGTTTGCGAGAAGGACTAAGGCCGTTTAGTGCTTTTGTATCACTCATAACACTATTCCTTTCCTTGTTTTAAAGTTACGATGACAAACAGGAAAGCTAATCTTGAAAAGAAGGTTGCCTTCCTGTAGTTACCCTTGAGCGACTAGAGTTTGAAATTGGCATACGTGAATCTGAATTACGCATTAGTTGTGCGTTTACAGCGCCTACCGCATCCCTACTTTTTTGCTCATAAAATTCTTGACGGGATTCAGCTAGGTCAGTTGGCATTTTTGCCAAAGCCAAGTCTCCACGACAGACTGCTCCTGAATATCGTCCTTCCTCTCTCACGACAGAGGAGTGTGTCATTTCGGGAACTTCCTCGGATTGAACTATCTCCCAACCTTCTGCTTGGCGCTTACTGATATTTTGAATATCGTCGTTGCCTTTCATAGTCATACGAATCCAACGCAAAGACATGCCTTCACTTTTGAATCTTTCTGCAACAGTCGGTGGAATATCTAACCAATTAGGTTCTTCAAAAGTCCTACGAGGTTTAGCTTCCCTTGTGCTAGTACTACGTGAGTTTGTATTTCGTGCCATTGTAATTTTTCCTTCCACGCTTAATTAATAAATGCTTGTGTAGTCGCCTTCAGCTTTTTCAACTTTAAGCTTTTCAGTAGCATATTGTTCAAGTGATATCCCCCATTTGTTAGCTAAACGAACGTCTTCTTGTGTTAGTTTAACTTTATTACTCTTAGAAGTTTTAGGTGTGCGTGATGCACCAGCTACCACTTGAGCAGAATTTGACGATGTATCCTGCAAACGAGGTGTTTCAGGTTCTTGAGTAGGAGTACCCTGAAACCTTTGAGGATAACGACTATGTAATCTATTATCAATTTCCTCGTAAAAATCATTATCAGAAGGATCGTATCCTTCATCTTTTAGTTCTTGGTCTATAGACAAAGCAGCCGTAGTCATTATTTGATCTTTACCAAACCAATCATTCTTAGCTGCCCAATCAACAGCTTTTGGATCATATTTAGTAGGCTGTTGTTGTGGTTGACTTACCTGTTGTTGCTCTGCCTGTGCAGTATAATTTTCTAATGCTGTACGTTGATTATTTATTTGATTGAGTTCAGCATGTGCTTTACTAATACTTTCTTGTGCTGTAATCTGAGCATCTATATCACTATTCTCTATAGCTTGTCTGTAAATACTTTTAGCAGCCTCTAAATTATTAGTTAATTGAGATTCACTATTATCTATAGAACTTTTTAGAGAAGTAGATAACTGCTCTTCTTTTTGATTTAATTCATTTTGAAGTGTACTAAGACGCTCTTCCATGCTTTGAAGTTTTTCATCACGCTCTTTACGTTGACGAATTAACTGGCGAATACGTTTCTCTGCGCCTTTAGTCTCAATACCTTCTAATTCTTTTATAGGCTGTTCTTTGTCTTCAGCTTCTTCAGGCTGTGCAGCTTCTTGTACTTCTTCAGTATTTTCTTCTACAACAGCTTGAACAGGTTCTTCATTTGCTTCTTGACCTTCTACTTCAAACTGAACAGCTTCTTGTTTTTCTACACCATCTACTTCAATGGTTGACCACTCTTCTTGATTCTCACTCATTACTTTTCCTTTACGTACCGCTAGTGGCGAACCTAACGAATTAAGGTTTATCCTACGCCGTTACTATATTTTATATTATATAATATAAATACACAAATTAATTTGAAAGATTAAAAGTTGGATCAAGCGTATGAGGACTTTCTACTCTCATAATAATTTGATCATCAAACAAAAGAATTAACTTAACACCTTTGTAAACAAACTTTTGACCAGTGAACTTTCCATAGCAAACATAGTCGCCTGTAGCACACCACTCTCCTAGTGGAAACTTCTCTTTGTCTTTATAAGCAAGGTCGCCTAATTTTAATACCCTGCCTACTGTTGTAAGATATGAAATATCTTCTTTTAATTTTTCAGGGATAATAATACCCCCTTTAGTTTTCTCTTTAACTATTACTGGTTGAACTAAAACGTGATAACCAGGAATATCTGGTAAATCATTTACATCAATTAGATCACTATCTGAATTTACCCAGTCTGAATTATTAATTGATTTCTCTAGTTGTACAGCTTGCATCAATCTTCTTCCTCATATATTCGATGTTTAACTATATGCCTTAGTAAGTCTTGTGCAAATTCAACACCTTCTATTAGACCTACTGCTTGACGATACTCATCGTAACTAGAAGCGTTTCCATACGCAAGAGATTTTTTTGTTTCTTCTATCTTTTCTTTATACTTTAAATTTAACTCGTCCCAAAATTCCATCACTATCCTTTATTTGTATCAGAGATAAACTTACCTAACATATCTGCTGCTTTAAGAGTTTTGTCTCTGTCAATGTTTGCTTCAGTATCTGCTAATTCAAGCAACGCTTCCATAGCCGCAATAGCTTTCTTAGATTCCCTATCACGCTCAGAATCCTCTGCTTTAGCTGTGATACTAGCACCTTCTTTGAACATATCCAACTGAATTTGTAGTTCTTTAAGATCAAGCTCACGTTGTTTATTAGCAGCGTTTACTGCTTCTTTAGCTGCTTGTGCTTGAATTTTCTGTTGTTCAATACCAAGCTTCTGTCCTTCAATCTGAACAAGCTGCGCTTCAGGAGACATTGCTTGTTGCTGCATAGCGGCAGCTTGATTGGCTTGAAGAACTTGTTGAGCAGCAGTAGCCATAACTGCTTCAATAAGATCAGGATTATTTGGATCAATGCCCTGCTGTTCTGCATCATTGCCATATGTAGAAATCATTTCTTCTGTTATACCAGTAATCTGTTCTTGATACTTTAACATAAGATGTTCCTGCATGTTTGCTTCTAAAATTGGAGCTATTCGTTGCATTAACGGATTAGCACCATTTGCAGGGTCTTGTAGGTATGTGGTCTTAACTTGAATATGTGCATCATGGTTTTGACCAGGAAATGCTTTAATAGCCATTCCTTTAACTGCTGCAGCAATATCACTTACAGGATCAAGCGGAACAGGCTTTGGCTTGCTCGGCATAATCTTATCTAAGTTAGGAATATTTGCTGCATTAAGAATTGTCTTGTTTAGCTCTTCAATATCAAACATGCCTGGAGGAGATGATTGAGAAAGCTGTAGTGCAAGTTGTGCCATCATCATGCGATGAGCAGAGGATGGTATATTAGGATC